ACCAGATGCAAGAACTATTTTTGCATAGGTGGTATACTGGAATGCATAACTACCGCAAGGACCCGTGCTATGATACTACCCTGACTGGCTGTTTGCGTGGAGGACAAGGTTCAATATAAGTTGCTAATATACATAAAAAAATAACCCTTATTTTTCAAAGGGTTATTGATAAGTCTAATGGATTGAAAGGCTTGATGAAAAGTTGCTTAGTTTCCAACTACTTGCAGCATATAGGGTAGCATAGCATTGTGCTTGTTCCTTAGACGGAAAAAACATCTCTTCCACAAAGAGTCCATCAGAGAAACAAGAGACAACGAACATACCATCCAGCTCTTCGATCATTGTTTTGCACATGGTTTTTATCTCACGTCGGTGTTAAGTTTCGGTTTTAGTTGCCTAATCAACACTCTCTCAAGAGTATGAGCAGCAACTTTACCACGAACGATCTCTACAACTTCAATAATGAAGGCTTCAGTGCCGTGTTTTCGGATAGCTTGACACAATTTCCAGTTGTGGTTTTCTACCAGTGCTCGTTGGACGTGTTTTTTCCAACGACGTGTTAGACTTTTCTTAGCATTGGCTTTTTCAACATACGTCACACCAATATATATCAAAGATTGCACTTGCAACCTATATACGATGTGATTTCTGTCTGATCGTTTTTTGCGTCTCTTCATCATAGGTACATTATACATGATCCAATGGAAGATGCAAGAACTATTTTTGCATACCTGATATGTTACCACTACATAGCTATAGTAAAACTACTTAGTGAAGAAGTCTTCTACTTCATCGTATCGGTCTTGGTTATTGGACCATGCTTTTTTCCAGTTTCGGACTTGCCTACGTCTCGGCGAATCTTTTTTCTTAGGTTTTAGGTATCCATCATTATCGGAATCATTATCGGAATCATTGGGATTTGTGGAATTACGATTTTTCATGAATTTGACTCTTTCTTCCTTTCTATTGTTAACTTATTCTGGTAATAGGTCAGGGAACGCTTCTTTGACGATATTACTAGTTAGTCCTTTTACACGTTGTTTTTTTAGCAACATGTTTATATAAATCTGTGCTTCTTTTTCTTCAAGGCATTCAAGAATCTGGATAAGCAATTGTTCTTTACGTTTATCAGAAAGATTTCTCGATACTTTTGGATTATTTTTTTCAAAGAGATAAGCACGACTTAATTCTTGATGAATTGATGAATATCCTAGCCCTGGAGGTGCATCGGATGGTTTATAAAAGGGAATATTAGTAACTGTGAATTCAATATTTGGATTGAATGTTCCTTTAAGAACTTCTCGGAGGGCATAACTTGAATTGTTCTTTAGGATATTAATTTTGTCTTGACGTGAAGGTGATTTCTCAAACTCAGCAAACACTTCATATAGATTTTTCATCATTGTTTAAAACTCATCTGCAATAGGAATTAGATTTTTTAATTTTTTGTCTATCATATAGTTTAACATATTCATTCTAGTACTTGGTTTGGTATTATCATATTCACGAACAATCTTTGTTTTAATATCTTCTGGTATAAAATCAAAATCAACTAACATTTGATTGCGTTTATAGTTACGTTTCATCATATCTGTTGTGCAAAATGTTTCTGGACTATTTCTAATCCATTCTGACAACTTCTTCTTATTTATATTTTTCTGTCTTTCACCAGTTACAAAAACATTATCTGGTGATAGAAAGTTTGGAATACCATCACCACGATCACCATTTATGATATGTTCTTTGATATACATTTGTGGGCTATCTGTTTTGATAAATCGTTTTAGAATGGGACTATATTGTTGCACACTATTATACTTTTGCAATTGTACAAAATCTTTGTCTGATGATAGAATCAAAACATCTTCATGTGGTGCAAATCGACCAGTGAGAACACCGATGACATCATCTGCCTCTGCACCCTCAACTTCAATAACTTTATGTGGAAAATATTGTTTCAGTTCATCACGAATCTTATTCAATGATTCAAAGATTGTATTCCAGTCAAAATTAGACTTTTCACGATCTCGTTTGCGATGAACTTTATAAAATGGAAAAACATCACGACGCCAATACTTTTTATTGTCACAGCAAATTACAATTTCACCATACTTAGATTTAAATTGCTTGCTATAAGACCTAAGACTATTGAGAACAATGTGCCTAACAAGATTCTCTTCAATCTTCATCTTAGGATCACTATTGATTTGCTGCATAATATTGGAGATTAATACCTGATTAAGGTCAATAAGTAACATCTCGTTTCACATCCTGTTTATTGTTTCATAGTGATATATAGCATATTTTTTGCACTTGCGATTAGCATCCGTCAATCATCTTTTTTTTCAGGTTTTTCTATCAACTGAACATTTTTATCAATATATTCGTGCATAGGATGTTCAATATTTAAACTTCTATATATCAATGCTGATAAGATCATATTAGTAAAATTGAAGTCTTTAATAAAAGATTCATCTTCAACATCAATGCCGTAGTTATCTAAACAATCTTGAATATTATCTACTATATCCGAAATAACAGCATCAGCAAATTTTTGAAGACCTTTTTCTTTTAGTTTATTAATTTCTTCAATATCTGGCAATCTCTCTCTAACTATTTTATCTTTGGGAAATTCTAAAATATTTACATTATCCGTCATTTAATAACCCTCAATATAACTGTATCACTATTTAGACGTCCCTTTGCAAACTTCTCTTTGCCTGCTATAGATTCTATCAGTTTACGAAGTGTTATCTTGCCACCAGAAGTTACTGATGTTATATGTTGATCAGGCTTCCTTAGCTTCTTTGTCAGAGATGTTTTTTCATCAAAACCCTGAATAGTGGTACCCTTTATAGACAATCCAGTGTCACTCATAGCATTAAATACAGATAATGTTCTATATTTTGTATTGAATGTCCATAGTTGTTGAGAACCAATAATATCTTTTGGATCTACACTCTTCACATTATATTCTTTATCTTCCTGCTTATATAAAGCCTTACTCACAATTTGAGAAGCAGTCTTAACCTTTTTCTTTCTTGGTTTACGAGCAACTTTAGCAACCTCTACCTTAACTAAGGCAGCACTAATGATACTCTTGATAAATTCCATATACTTTTTTAGGTCTGACTTTTTCCATTTATGATAATACTCATTCAATTGTTCATCTTTACCTTTAATAGCATCATAGACTTCATCATATAGTGTCTTATAATAATCAATAATTTTCTTAGCAATAGGAGCTTTGATATCATTGACTCTGAACCATGTCTTAGCATCAAAGTCATTCTTACCATTCTCAATAAAAATATCAATTTGACATTCAAGATCGCCAATTAGTTCATGTGTTTTGTAAGACTCCTTCGGTCGTTTGGCAGTCTTTTCTTGAATAGAAATACCAGTTTTAACTTCTAAGACTCCTTTGTCGTTTCCAACCACAACCTTTTTTGGTTGTGTTGTGTTAATGAGAGTTTGTAATTTATTTGTAAAGATTTCTTTAATTTCGTCAGGTAGATTGCCGCCATTCATTAGAATACGACAATTCCAGCCAATACTCAATAGATTATTAGGAGAGATCATATTGACACGATCAATAATAGTTTTATTGGCTTTCTTACTCTTTAGATAAGAGATAACAAAACCTTTTGCATCTTCTACATTATAGAAATAATTGTACCAATTATAAGCGTGTAAAACATCAATACGAGAAGAAGTGCTAGATATAGTCGGCTCATCACCCATCATCCTTTGTTCGAACTGTGTTATCCTAGCCATGTTTATTACCTCTCTCGACTGTAGCTATATCATACATGAATATGGGCAATGAGTCAACTATCATTTTGACATATCAGCTATGCAACCTTGTCATAGAAGTCTTTGAAGTTATATTGGCTAAACTCACTAATAAGACATACACCATCTTCTGACCAAGAATGAGACTCATCAAGTTTAAATGCTTCATCCCATGCTTGTTCCAAATCAGTATATATTTTAGATTTACCAAAACATTCAACAATATTCTTTGGATTGGGTGACCAATTAGTTGATTCACTGATGTATTGTCCATAGATATTATCTATTGCTTGACAATGAATGATACGAAACTCAGGAACACCATCATCAGTTGTTGTTTGGAGAATATATGTTCCGTTATCAGCACTCATGGTTCATACCTTTTGTCAGTTGTTATAGGACTATCTTCTTTAAGTAGATTTAGTTCATCCACAGGAATGCACTTAATCCACACATAATCGCCATACTTTTGAGATTGTAGGATTTCTTTACGGCGATTAGCTCTTTCTTGTGAGGACCATGAAGAATCAACTTGTGATCCCTCATAGTCATATCCTACAAATGTAAGATATATGTGTGTCATTAAGTATTCTTCCTTAATCGACGGGCCCGACGTTTCTTAGATCCAATCTTACGTCGACCTTTTCGTGGACGATTTTTTCTGGCATGCATATTTATTTTGCCTTTCTATTTTTTGACCTGCCTGGGGTGTATTTAGCAGGACACATTTCAACAAACACATCATTCATACCATCAGTGAACCAATGTTTTTTAGACAATTTTTCTTTCATTTTACTTATTGAATCTGAGTTTTTCATAGGATTTTTGTTACCTAACATTTTTTCGGAAAGTTTTTCTTTTATTTTTAATTTAACTGGATCATCATTTTCTAGTAGTGTCCAAGAAAGAACTTTACCCTTTTGTCTTTTTGAAATTTGTTGTTTATATTCAATACTTCTTTTCCATTTACCACATCGTCCTTTCATATTATTTTTAACTTTTTCCGATTTTGATTTTCCCTTAAACATCTCAGTATTCTTTTCTGATATTAATTTTCTTACTAAAGAAAATGAGCTTGATGTATATCTTTCTTGACCATCAGATTTACTGAAAGCCATTTTTATCAAAGCATTTATCATTTTATGTTTATTAGAACCAGTTAACATTCTACATAATAAGAGATGACAAATGAAGTGTTCTTTACCTGTCAAAAAAACTTCTTCTATACCATTCATACATTTTGGTATTATGTGATGAGATTCGTAATATATATTTTGTTTTTTTGCTCTATGTTGTTTTTTAGCATTTTCAATTATAGAAAAATACCATTTTGTGTATTTGTTTTGTAAGAACATAAACTTTTTTCCTTTATTGTTCATGTTCTTATTTATATTTTTCAGTTCTTATGTGGATGTGACATTATTCAATCTTCCAAAACCTATAACCTTCAGGTACACGTCGGCGAGTCATCCTCATACCCATCTTACGAGCAGTGCTATATGGAAATGACCTTGCTTTTAGTTCACAATCTGAAGAATTTGGAATTAAAATTGAATCACCAACTTTCATCTGATCAATTGGATATTCCAATGGCTTTGAAGCATGAAGTGGTGGAATTGCAATTTTCTTTTCAATCTTATACATTTATATTTTCCTTATGTTGTTTCGCTAAATGACACACTTTTAATTGAATCCATGCGGAATGAACGCCATCCGCCATTGTCGATATCCCATACGGGCAAAATATCAAAATTTTCCTTACGAACAGATAATACTCTTTCGGTCGTTAAGACTCCTTCAGTTTCTTCAGATGCAATAGTTGATGACGGTAAGTAATTTTCCTTTAGTGTGCACCTCATTTGACGAAGAGTACCATCTTTTTTATCAAATGTAATTGTTGCCACTACATCTTTTAGACGGCTCTTTAGTTGTTCACGAGACATGTTAAATTCTCCATCATAGGTCATTGATATGGTCTTCCACTTTAAAGTTTGACTCAACTAATAGACTAATAACATATTCATTACATAACCAGAGTATAATACAAGA